CTCATGTCCGACGCCATGCGGAAAAACATTATCCAAAAAGGCATTGGCGCATCGGTTCTTGCCCCGCTGATTGCAGACGAGGAGGAATGACGTGGACAGTGACAAGATGATCGACCGCCTGTCGCGCGTGAACGAGGCCGGCAACTACACCAAGCCTGGCATGAGGCGACGGCTTTTCAACGACATCAAGGCCGCCGCGACGCACGGAACAAAAGCCGGGCAGTGGTCGGCGCGTAAGGCGCAATTGCTCGCCAAGAAGTACAAGGAGGCTGGCGGTGGCTACACGAGCTGAGGACTGGATTCGTCGCCTGAAGGAGCCACAGCGTTCACTGAAGGAGTGGACCAACCAGGAGTGGCAAACAAAATCCGGGAAAAACTCGTCGGAAACCGGGGAGCGGTACCTGCCCCGCAAGGCCATTGCTGCCCTCACCGACGACGAATACAGGCGCACGAGCCAGGCCAAGCGAGAGGGGGCGAAGACTGGCAAGCAATTCGTCCCCCAGCCGGATGCAATAGCCAAGAAGACGGCGAAATACCGGTGAACAGGCTCCGCGGACAATAGTTCATAGGAGGACCAGCAATGCAAATGAGGATGTCGCCAGGATCACGACGACCCGGGAGCGGTGCGCCCGTCGCCTTCGGCGGCAGCCAGCCGGCCGGCAGGCGCAGGATGGAGATGAATCCCAGCGGGCGGGCGATGCGAATGGACTCGCCTTCGTACGGTGGAGGCGCAAGCCCATTCCTGGGCGGAGCCTCGGCCCAAGGTGGATCGCCACCGCAACAGCAGGGGGCGTACTCCGGTCCATACGGCACCCAGCCTGGCTTCCGGAGTCGCGGTGGCCAGAGGTACGGCGATTACGGTCAGCAGCCGCTTCCGCGGCAGCAGGGGGCGAATGTTCCGCAGCGTGACGCTTTCATCCAGCGCATCAACGACACCATGGCTGGGTACCAGGGCAACCAAGGCGTGTACCAGGGCGACGGCGCGCCCCCGCCATCCTGGGGCCGCCCACCGCAGTTCAACTTCCCGCAGCTGTGGAACCAGGCTGGCCAAATGGTGTCCAACGGCTGGACGAACCCGTTGCTTGGCCTTCTTGGCTAGGCTACGATACGCCCGTACAGATTCGTCACGACCTCACCCCCCAGAGGCACGAATGATCCGGAAATTCAAGGTTGGCATCTGCACGTTTTCGTACGGCGGCAATGGCGGCATTTCCTCTGAAGTGCCAAATATCCGGGAGTGGGTGGTCCCCTTAGTGGCGGAAGTCGCCAGGGACGACCGAATCGCTGACGTCCGGATGTGGAATCTGGCTGACACGCCGATCACGATGACGCGCAATCGCGCCGTCCTCCAGGCACGCGAGCACGGAATCGACGTGCTTGTGATGGTGGACAGCGACATGCACCCCGACCTGTACATGGGGCAAGACCCCAACGCAAAGCCCTTCTTCCAGTCGTCATTTGACTTCATTGACAAGCACTACCACAAGGGGCCGGTGGTGATTGGCGTGCCGTACTGCGGCCCGCCGCCCAACGAGTGCGTGTACGTGTTCCGGTGGACCAGCCACCAGACCGGCCACCCGAACCCCGACTTCCAGCTGGAGATGTATGACAGGCACACCGCCGTCAAGATGGCCGGCATTCAGGAGTGTGCCGCTTTGCCGACTGGCCTCATCATGTACGACATGCGGTGCTTTGACTTGACGGAGCCTAAAAAGGACGGCGACCACCCCTGGTTCTATTACGAGTGGAACGATAAGTACGCTGCCCAGAAAGCCTCCACCGAGGACGTGACGAACACTCGCGACATCTCGCTTGTCGGCACGCAGAAGCTTGGCTACAACCCCGTGCTCTGCAACTGGGACGCCTGGGCCGGGCATTGGAAGCCCAAGTGCGTTGGCAAGCCGTCGTTCGTGGAGCCGTCCGGCGTCTGCGCCAAGCTGAAGGAGTCGTGGGAGGCTGGGTACGACGGCCGCACAAAGCTCATCAACCTAAGCCAGCAGCTTGACATCCCGCCCAAGCCGGTGGTTGCGCCGCCTTTGGAGGGGTTGTGGGAGCCCGACCCGCACCCTGGGTTCAACGGGATGGGAATGCAGCTCCCCAAGAAGGACGCGGACACACTGCGGAAGATCGTCCGCTCCGTGGCGACGCAGTCTCGTGAGAGGACGCGGTACTACGAGGTCGGCTCGTGGGCCGGGCGTTCGGCCATTGTCATCAATGGCGTCCTGCAGAGTCTCGGAATGGGGACGCTCGTCTGCGTTGACCACTGGAAGGGGAACAAGAACGACGACGGCTGCAAGGCCGACGGCCAAGACCCATACCAGGTGTTCATGTCTAACACGGCCGGCCTCGGAATCTTGGCGAGTAAGTCCACTTCAGTCGAGGCGGCGCGTGAGGTTGCTTCCTCGCGGGCGAACTCACCCGCCATGGTGTACATCGACGCTGAGCACGACTACGAGTCAGTGCTTGCTGACATCAAGGCATGGATGGAGACCGACCCGCTGGTAATTGCCGGGCACGACTTCGAGATGCCTGGCGTCAGGCGGGCCGTCAGTGAAATCTTTGGGTCCGACTTCCAGCGCGACGGCAACGTCTGGTGGAAGTGCCTTAGCCGTACAGTTCGGGTTCCGTCGTGAGCGAACTCAAGTCTTGCGTGGCCTGCGGAAGAACCTACCCGCGAACCACGGACAATTTCCACCGCTCCAAGGACGGCTTCCACTCCAGGTGCAGGAGGTGCCGCAACAAGGAAGGAAGGCAGAAGCGTCAAAAGAAAACCAACGAGAAGCTCGACAGAATCGAGCGGGGTGCGGTAAGGCTGTTCACTGAGGCGGCGGCAATTGGTGGCGCCCATATACCGCACTCCTCCGAGCTGATCGAAGTTATCATGCAATACTTCGGCGGCGTGCGTGGGTTTGGCAACGCCTACCTGAAGCAGTTCTATGACGCCCCTCCAGGCGGGGCGTTCCGGACAAAGATGCTGGACTCCATAGTTCGTCTCGTGTCTGCGAACACCGCGATGGGTGGCGCCAAGAAGCCGCTCGACCTCATGAGTGAAGAAGAGCTGGAGTCCGAGCTTCGCCGTCAAATCATGCAGGCCGCCATGGGGATCGCGCAGCCGAACGTCATTGAGAGCCAGGCCGTCCAGGCCCTGCCAGTTCCGCCGACCGCCCAAGAGGCCCCGCAGGAAGGCGAGGTCGCCACATGAGGCGGCACCCGCCAATTGCGCCTCCGCCCAAGCCGGACGCGCCGGTCATTGACGGCCTGACTCAGCACGCCCTGAGCCAGATGAAGGACGTCCAGGCCCACCTGGCCGAGAGGCGGCTTGAGGCACTGCGGCTGTACGTGCCGATGCCGAAGCAGGATGAGTTTCACAGGGACCTCACCTCGGAGCGAATCGTCATCGGAGGAAACCGGTCCGGCAAAAGTCTTTGCACCTTTGTCGAGGACGCTCGCGCAGTCACGGGGCAGGACCCGCACAACAAATACCCGAAGGAAAACGGGAACCTGGCAATCATTGGCCGCAACTGGCCCCACATCGGGCTCGTGGTGTGGCCAATGCTGTTTCGCGCCGGGGCGTTCAAGATCATCCGCGACCTGGAGACTGGCGAGTGGCGGGCGTTCAATCATCTCACCGACACCGCCCGAGTCGCCGAATGCAAACCCGCCCCGCCCCTGATCCCGCAGCGGTTCATCAAAGACATCTCATGGATCCAGAAGAACGCCGGGTACATCAACACCGTGGACCTGGTGAACGGCTGGAGGATCTTCTGCTTTTCGTCCGAGGGCGAGCCGCCACAGGGCTTCCAGGCGGACCTGGTTCACATTGACGAGGACATCAACAACGAGCGGTTTGTCGGGGAAATGCAGGCGCGTCTCGCTGACCGCAAGGGCCGCTTTGTGTGGTCCGCCATGCCGCACTCCAAGAACGACGCCCTCAGGGGCCTGGTGGATCGCGCCGAGAAGTCCTCGGGGGACTCCAAGCCGATCATCAAGGTGTACCGCCTACGGTTCCTTGACAACGCCCACATTGACGACGAGGAGAAGAAGAAGAACATCGAGCGGTGGTCGGCGCTCGGGTCCGACGAGGTGCGGATGCGTGCGGAGGGCGAGTTCACCGGCGAAGACACGCTCATGTACCCGACGTTCACGCCGGCCATCCACGAGATCAAGCGAGCAGACCTGGCCGTAATCCCGGAAGACTGGACGCGGTATGTCGGCATTGACCCAGGCCATGCCGTCATGGCGTGCTTATTTGCAGCCGTGCCGCCCGACGAAAGGTTCATGCTGATCTACGACGAGCTGTACGTGCGCCAGTGCAACGCACTGATTTTCGGAGAGGCGTTTGCCAGCAAGGCGGCGAACCAGTCGTTCTTCAGTTTCATCATGGACATGCACGGCGGGGCGCTCCGCGACCTCGGGTCCGGGCGGCTGCCACACGAGCTGTACACCGAAGAGCTGCGCAAGCGGAACATCAAGAGCCGGCTGACCGGGCACGGCTTCCTCCCCGGCTCAGACGACATAGCTGCCAGGACGGCCATGGTTCGTCAAATGCTCCATGTTCGCGGAGACGGCTCCGTGAAGCTGAAGTTCTGGGAGGGTTCTTGCCCAAACCTATACCGCGAGCTTCGGCGTTATCGTAAAAAGACAACGGTCGTCAATGGCGTTCAGTACATTACGGACGAGCCGGTCACTCGCGGAGACGTGCATGCCTGCCAGGTGCTGGAGTATCTTTGCGCCCATGAGCCAAAGTACCACCCGCCTGTGCGTCGCGAGGCGCCGCCAAACTGGGCATGGACATACTTCCAGGCAAAGACGAAAAGAATGCAAGGCGACGCGCCGAGCAGGGTGATTCTGGGACCACAAGGAGCGAGGTCATGAGCACGTACGTGATGCCAAAAGCGGAGTTGGGGGATTGGGTGATCTACTATCCGCACGAGGGGGCCGCCGGCAACACCGCAATGGTGACGAAAGTCGGGACGAACTGCCTGACGCTTTGGGTGCTGGCGCCTGGGTATGGCGGGCAGGACCGGTTTTCTGTTCACCACAAGACGGATCCGGGGCTCCAGGAGTTCCCGGATTGGGTCAAGGCTGGCACGTGGGAGCATGCCAATAACCGGTATTCCCAGGTGTCTGAGCGCCTTTCGGCCCTGGAGCGTCGCGTGACCGAACTGGAGGGGCGTCGCAACAAGTAGGGCACTTCTACTTAGGAGCCCTCCATGGACGACAATCCGCTGAAGTCGGTCACCGCTTCTTGGCTTGCGCTTATCAAAAAGGCCCAAGAGCACAAGAAGCCGTTTGATGAAGACGCAAGAGAGGCCATGAACTTCTTTTGCGGCGACCCCGATTTCATGTGGGAAAACGAGTACGCCAAGGGCCGGCGGGGGTACAACAAGGGCATCGCCCCTCCCCCATTCCGGATGGTGGTCAACCGGGTGTGGGAGGCCGTCCGGCTGTTTGCGGCCGTGATTCACCACAGGAATCCGACGCGAGCGGTGTCTCCGCGTCAGTTCCCGACGGTCTCGGCTGAAATGCTTGGAATCTTTCCGCAGCCACCGACGCCCATGATGGGGCCCGATGGGCCGGTGCTCGGGCCGGACGGCCAGCCGGTGATGATGCCTGATCCCGGCGTGGCCCAGTACCAGCAGCTCCTCCAGCAGCAAGGCATGTTCTTCGAGCGGAGGAAACTGGTATCGACGCTTCTTGAGCAGTACTTGAACTACACGCCGGTTGAGCTTGGCGCCATCACCGACAACCGCCGCGTGGTCGAAGAGGCTTTCATCAAGGGTAGTGGCGTCTGGTGGCACGAGCTGTATGCACCGCCGGGGAGCAGCGTGAAAATCGCCGGCTCGTTCTACGACACAATCGACAACCTGGTATGGGACCCGGACGCCGACGACTTCAAGGACATCCGATGGGCTGCTCGCAAGCGCATCCAGCCCATCGACGAGGTGGCAGCGAAGTTCGGCCTGACACGCGAGCAGCTCAAGGCCCACGTCTCCAGCTACGCATCGCGGAGCCGCGAAGGGCAGCGCGGCTACGAGACTGAGCGCGAGCGAGGCCAAACAAACGACTTGGTCTGCTACTGGGAAATCTACAGCAAGACCGGCTTTGGCGACCGGCTCAAGGGAGCGAACAACGCCCTCATGGGCGCATTTGATGCGGTTGGCCAAAACTGCTACATCGCGGTTGCCGAGGGCGTGAACTTCCCGCTCAACATTCCGCCCCAGCTGCTCCAGGAACCGCCAGATGAAAGCGGAGTCCCTCAGGGAGTTTTCCTGGCCGCGCAGTGGCCGGTGCCTTTCTGGATCGAGCCGCGCGGCTGGCCGTTCACCCTCTACGCCTTGCACTACAAGCCGGGGTACTCGTATCCAATTTCCATGATTCGCCCCGGGATTGGCGAGCTGAGGTTCATCAACTGGGCGATGTCGTTCCTGGCCACGAAGATCGCCATATCGTCGCGCACGCTGATCGGCGTCGCCAAGGCTGCTGACCCAGATTTCAAGGACAAGATCCTCAACCAGGACGAGTCTGGCTTCAATGTTGTCGAAATCTCGGAGGCGGTCGGCCGATCCGTCAATGACGTGATCTCAGTGTTCCAGATGCCTGGCGTGACCATGGACATGTGGAACATCATCAACCAGGTCACGGAGCTGTTCGACCGCCGGGTCGGTTTGACCGAGCTGGTGTACGGCATGACTCGCAATCAGTTTCGCTCGGCCGCCGAGGCGCAGGTCAAGGCAGAGCAGATCAGCGTCCGGCCAGACGACTATGCAAACACCCTAGAGGACTCGCTGTCCGAATGCGCTCGCAAGGAAGCCCTGATGGCCCGGTGGTTCATCGGCCCCGGTGACGTCGCTCCGCTGATGGGGCCGATGGCCGCACAGGCGTGGGAGATGCACGTCCGCGCCCAGGACCCCGAGCAGATCGTCAGGGAGTACGACTACCGGATCGAAGCCGGCTCGGCCCGCAAGCCGAATGTCGCCACCCGCGTTGAGCAGATCAACCAGTCGATGCAGGTCCTCATGCCGGTCGCCCAGGGCCTGATGCAGGCCGGCAACCCGGTGCTGTTCAACTCCCTCATTGAGGACTGGGGGCGAGCCATGCAAATTGACGTCTCCCGGTACATGATCCCCGCGCCGCAGGTACAACCAAATGCACCAGCTCCCGAGTGAGGTTGCGGCCGCCGGGCCGAACGCCATCGCCACCTACAAGCGGTCCCTCATGTCCGGAGCAACCGAGGCGTTTGCCGTAATGGTTGCTCTCCAGCGCCCCCCTGGAACGTCTGGCACTGATCGCGCTTTCATGGAGGGAAGGTGCAACAACCAGCAGCTCGACGACCTGCCGCCAAAACAGGCCGCGTGGCTCGTCCGCGAAGCCAGAAAGGCCGGAATCTCCATCGAGGGGAAATACTATTGCGGCGGCCTGGCGGACAGCCGCGCCTGGAAGGACCCGGAAGCCTGGGTATCCAGCGCCGACGACATTCGCAGGGTGGCGGCCAAACGGGGGAAAAGCGTGTCCGGAAGCGTGAACTACACGGCGCCAGCCGTGGCCCCCAAGAGGACACTCATTCATGAGAGCATCATCAAAGACGAGGTCCGGAAGCTCCGCAAGGAACACCCGAAGAAAAAGGCGGGCGAGCTTCGGGAGATGGTGATTGAAAAGCACGCCTACAGGCCCAAGGGTCGATAACCATGCCAGGCGAGATTTCACGGCAGTTCTATGACGGCGCGGCTTTTACGGCCACCAATGGCGCCACCACGTCCCCACGGCAGGCATTTGGCAACGCCGCCGCGGCCATCATGTTCGTCACCGCCGGCAACGCCACCCAGCTCAATTGGCATGTCGCCAGGGGGAGCGACGACGTGCCCCTCCCTGCCTACGACGCCACGGGCGTTGCCATCACCCAGGCAGTCACGACTGGCAGGGCCTACGAGGTACCGGCCTCGCTTTTCGCTGCTCGGTACATCGTTCCCGTAACCAGCTCAGGCACAGCATCCATCATCCTTTCCTCCAAGGGCTGAGCGATGCCACTTGACCACAGACTCCTGATCCCCAAGAAGCCAGCCTCAGGGGCGCCGCCAAGCCCGCCATCCCCTGTTGGGACTGGCCTCGCAACCCAAGGCGGGGATTTTATTACGGACCAAAATGGCGCTTACATAATCACCCAGTAGAAGGCGCGGAACACCAATGGCCGACATCAAAATCTCAGCGCTGACAGCTGGCGGCGCGCTCAATGGATCCGAGGTTCTGCCAGGGGACGGCGGAAGCCCTCTCGCCACCTACAAGTGGACCGTCGATCAGGTCAAGACTTACTGCAGCACAGCTTCCGTTACCAGCCCCACGACAATCACAACCAACGCTAACGACTACGACCTTGGCGCACAGGATTTTGTTCGCATTTCTGCGTCCACGGCCGTAAACCTCACGGGATTTACCAACGGCTCGACTGGCGTGTCGAAAGTGGTCGTAAACGTCGGGGCAACGCACGCAATAACTATCAAACACGCCAACACCAGCTCGTCAACAGCTAACCGCGTGATCTCGCCCTGGGCCGGAGATGTTGTGCTTCCGGCCAACGGGGGCGCGGCCGTTGTGCTGTATGACCCCGTGGATACTCGATGGAGAGTGATCTAATGCCTCTCCCGATCCGCGCGATTTACCAGCAGTTCGACCCGAGGCGGATCTCGGGCTGCAACCTGTGGATCGACTTCTCTGATCGCGCGACGATTACGCTCGACGTGAATAGCCT